CGACGTCATTCCCCGCGATTACGGGGGAAGGCAGGTGTACTGGCGGTGGAGCAGAGCCTGGATATGTTACACCAGGATTGGCTTACAACCCAGCAGGCGAAGGCAAAGACAATAACGCAGTATTCTCATACGTTACTGCGGCAAGAATCTTGACAGATCCATTGACGCTTTCCTCTAATGGAAGCAATATTTCAAGCATCAATATTCTTGCAATCCCAGGTATCCGAGACAGCTTTGTAACGGATCAGGTTTCTGCATTCATTAGAGATTATGCTCTTGCGATTTACTTGATGGACATTCCATCTTACAGCGATTCTAATGTGCGTCTCTTCGATGAAGATTTTAGCACAACTCGCCCAGATGTACGTCGTTCCAGTGAGCAGTTCGATTCTCGCGCTATTGATAATAACTTTGTTGCGACTTACTTCCCAGACGTTGTAATGGTCGACAATGTAAACAATAGACGAGTACGTGCTCCAGCTTCCGTTGCTGCATTGGCAGCTATCGGATTCAATGACCGTGTTGGATTCCCATGGTTCGCACCGGCTGGTTTCAACCGAGGAGCATTGGATTTCGTAACAAACCTTGCTGTTCGTTTGACTGTACCTGATCGTGATACGCTTTACGACGCAAGAATTAACCCAATCGCCAACTTCCCGAATGAAGGATTCGTAATCTTCGGACAAAAGACATTGCAGCAGGCACAGAGTGCATTGGACCGCGTCAATGTTCGTCGCCTTCTTTTGGAAGTCAAGCGTATTGTTTCACAGATTGCTCGCAATCTTGTATTCGAACAGAATAACGATGTAACTCGTGGACGCTTTGTTTCACAGGTAACTCCACAGCTTGCACTTATTCAGAGTCAGTCCGGTATCGAAACATTCCGTGTTATCATGGATGATACAAACAATAGTCAAGATGACATTGAACAGAACCGTCTAAATGGTCGTATTGTGATTGTACCAACAAGAGCAATCGAATTCATTGCAGTCGACTTCATTGTCACAAATGCTGGTGTAAGTTTTGATATCTAATTTATATGCTGGCTTTCTACTTATGATTTAGAAATTGGAGATTAAACTAAATGGCAGAACTTAGTTTCAAAAGCGCGGGTGTTAGCTTAACTGAAATTGATCTTAGTGGTCCAGCACAAACTGGTCCTACTGGAACTCCTGCGGGAATTATTGGTACTGCTAATCGAGGACCAGCATTTGTTCCAGTTACCGTGGGAACGTTGCAAGATTTTATTGCGGCGTTTGGCGATTCTGATGGAACTAAGCCTGGCTTGATTGCAGGTACAGAGTGGCTACAAAACGCCACAGCACTTACTTACCTTCGTTTGCTTGGTATCGGTAAGGGTGAAAGAAGAAGATCCTCTAATCCAAATGCAGGCTCTGTGGAGTCTGCTGGGTTTGTTGTAGGTGAGCAGCAGCCACAGGATAATGGAAACTTTGCTGATAATCCTGATGCAGTCACTGGAGGCGATCTCGGTCGTACATACTTCATCGGTTGCTTTATGTCTGAATCTGCTGGATCTGATATATTCAGTGCAGCCGGTATTCAGGAAGGACCAAAGGCTCACCCAATCTTGCGTGGTGTTCTATTCGCAGCTTCCGGTGTTATTCCGCAGCTTTCCTCTTCACTTGTGGCAAGTTCAAGCCAGCCATCTTCTACAGACCCGGCTGTTGCAGGAACAGGATCTTTGAAGGGCGCTCCAATCGGAACGGTAAATCTACTTCAAGGAAGCACCGCAAAGCAAGAATTCGTATTGCTTCTTAACGGTCAGAATAATGATGATCCATCATTCCCTAACGTTATTACCGCATCTTTCGACTCCACTGCTCCAAACTACTTTGCAGCAATCTTGAACAGTGACCCATCTGCTCTAGAAGATGCTGGATATTACTTGTACACACATTATGATATCCACCCAGCATTAGCAACCGTTACTGGTACAGACTTGGTTATTTCTCAGAGTGCTTCCGCTCAGGATATTGCATTCATTACTACTGGTGCACTGGATAGAAATAATGGATCTTCCATTGTGCCTAACTATGAAAACTTTGAAGATCGTTTCGACACTCCAAAGTCTCCATTCATTATCAGTCAGAAGTTCGGTGGATCTCCGAAGGATCTATTCAGAGTTCATGCGCTATCTGACGGTAAGGGTGATGAAGAAAGATTTAAGATTTCTATTGAGAATATTACTCCATCGAACAGTGAGCAGGATCCTTATGGAACATTCGATCTTCTTGTTCGTAGTTTCAATGATACGGATGAACAAAGAGTCGTATTGGAATCTTATCGTGGATTGAGCTTGAATCCAAGCTCAGAACGCTATATCGCTCGCGCAATCGGTGATGAAAATAGATTCTTTGACTTCGATGCGGCCAATGGATCGCAAAAGCTTGTTGTTGAAGGAAACTATCCAAATGTTTCAAGCCGTATTCGCATTCAAGTGACTGACGAGGTTGATAATGCGGATCTTGAATCTAGTGCATTGCCAGCCGGATTTAGGGGTCAATTCCACCTTGTAACTTCTGGTACTGCTCCATTGGCAGCATTTACCGCAGGTGACATTTTGGACAGCGACGTTCTAAATCGCGTTGTTGAGCCACCAGTTCCATTCAGAAAGAAGTTGACACAAGGTGTTTCTCCGAAGATTCTTGTGAATAGAAACCTTTATTGGGGTGTTCAGTTTGAGAAGCAAATCGATATTGCTGAACCAAACAAGAGCCTTGAGCGTGAATTGACGGTTCAGAATTTCACCAGATACTTCCCGAACTACATGACCACTTACCAGAATGTTCAGGTAGGTGACAATACTGGTGCTGCATTCACTTCTGAAAATGGGGAGCTAGATGCCGATTTGTTCAACAATAACTTGTTCTCTCTTGAGAATATTCAGGTTGTAACCGCAAGTAATGGAAAGGCTGACTTGAAGGAAGTTGAAAACTGGACCTACGTTCGCCAAGGAAATGTGGTTGCAAACGAAACTGCGAAGACTCGCGGATTTGATTTGGATCAGGATTTGAGCATTTTGGGTGTTCGTTCCCTCGCTAAGTTCTCATTGTACATGCAGGGCGGATTCAACGGCGTCAATATCTTTGATAATGACGAAGCTGAAATCAATAACCGTGCAATCACAGAAGAAATGAACTTTGTTGCTCGTGGTCAGGATGAAGGTCCAACCGTAAGAACCTTCCGTCGTGGTCTGGACATTATGAGCGAGGTTACAGAGGTTGATATTAACCTTTTGGCAATCCCTGGCGCAAGAAATGCTGTCATTTCCGATGCCGCAATCAACCTTGTTGAACAGAGATTCGATGCTCTTTACATCATGGACATTGAAGAGCGCGACACATTGAACACAGTTGTGACATCTTCGGTTCAGGAAATCAATGTACAAAATACTGTGAACTCTTTCGCTGGTCGTGCATTGGACAGCAACTTCGCGGCGGCTTACTTCCCGGATCTTGTGATTAGAGATGTTCAAGCAAATGTGAATGTTCGTGTTCCACCATCTGTAGGTGTTCTTGGAGCATTCGCTCTCAATGACCGTGTTGGATTCCCATGGTTCGCACCAGCAGGCTTTACTCGTGGTGTAATGAATAATGTTCAGCAGACCGCTGTGAAGTTGAATAGAAGCAATCTTGATGATTTGTATGAGGTGGACATTAACCCAATTATTGCCTTCCCAGGTGGACCAGGCGTAACAGTTTGGGGTCAGAAAACACTTCAGGCATCACAGAGCGCATTGGATCGTGTCAACGTTCGTCGACTTCTTTTGGAGCTTCGCCGTCGTGTCCGTGCTGTTGCAAACACATTCTTGTTTGAGCCAAACAGAGAAGAAACTCTTGCAAGATTTAGTGCGCAGGTCAATCCAATCCTCGCACGAATCCAGGAGCAGGCAGGTGTGGATCGTTATCGTGTACGCATTGATACGTCCACCACGTCTCAAGCAGATATCGAAAATAATACAGTTCGTGGAGTTATCTTCATTCAGCCAACACGTACGGCAGAATTTGTCTCCTTGGACTTCGTTGTTACCAATAGTGGAGTAACAATCTAACCTCTAAAAACTTAGACGAAACTATACTTACTAATATAAGCAGGAGTTAATATATGGCTGAAGTTCTTGAAGTACAAGATATGTTGGCAAATACCTATGAGCCAAAGCGCAAGTTCCGATGGATTTTGCAGATTGAAGGTATTGATGCATTCTTGTACTTCAAGAACTTCAGCCATATATTAACTCCTGCTTATATTAGTAAGTATAGTTTCGTCTAAGTTTTTAGAGG